CATTGGCGTTGCATTCTACAAACGAACAGGCCGCTGGGAAGCGTACATCACTTACAAGTGGAAGCGAATCCCTCTAGGTACTTACAAAACAATTGAAGAAGCAATGGCAGTTCGCACACAAGCTGAACTGGACTACGGATTCTTTGAACAACACGGCAGAAAAGGAAAAGCAAAATGAGAACCTACACCAATCTACAGAACATACCCCTGAGTTTAGCTGTGTATTTAGGTACAGATAACTACGATTTTGTTCCAAACACAATTTCTGCAACAGGCTTAATGCGTCCTACCCGTCAAACAGTACTGACTCGGCGCTTACCTGCAGAATTAGCTGTTACAGACATTAGCGGCCTTGTTCAATCACGTACAGGGTCGTCTATACACGATGGAATGGAACGAGCATGGACTTCAGGTAACTACAAGAACGCAATGATAGCGTTAGGCTACCCTACAGCCGTTATAGACCGCATTCAAGTCAACCCTAAAGACGATGAACTCACTAAAGACTCCATACCTGTGTACTTAGAGCAGCGTATGTACCGTGAACACATGGGACAGACCGTCTCTGGTAAGTATGACTTCCTTGCAGAAGGTAGATTAGAGGATTTAAAAACTACAACAACCTACACATGGGTTAACAACACTAAGGAAAAAGACTACCAGCTACAGGGCAGCATCTATAACTGGCTAGACAAAGCGTTACCTGTTCCACGGATAACATCAGATCACATGGCAATCCAATTTATCTTTACAGATTGGAAGTCTTTTGAAGCAAAGATGAAGCCACAGTACCCACAGTTTAGGACCATGCAGAAGCTTATACCGCTGTTGTCTTTACCTGAGACAGAGCATTACATCACTGAGAAGTTAACCCAGTTAGCTAACCATAAACAAACTCCTGAAGCAGACATCCCCCGATGTACTGATGAAGAGTTGTGGCGTAAGGCTCCGCAGTATAAGTACTACAAAGACCCTAATAAGAGGGTTAGAAGCACCAAGAACTTTACCAACCCCGGCGATGCTTACGAGTATCAACAAAGTAAAGGAATAGGACAAGGCATTGTCGTAGAGGTCCCAGGTGAAGTTGTTGCCTGTAGATTCTGCCCTGCATTCCCTATCTGTACACAGAAAGACGAATACCTAGCAAACAACACACTAAAAATATAGGAGACTGTATGAAAGACGTTAAAGACATGCGCCATCATCCCGATAGCGAGCGCATTGTGAAAATTATGATGGACAGGGCCAAAAACGATGACCCTGCATTTTTTAGAATTCAACTAGCGTATTACTGGGGCGTAGTGGCTTCCATGATGCGTGGGAAAATAGACACAGGAGATAAGGGTGTCATTCCTATCAACATCTACGCAATTGCTCTAGCCGTATCTGGCTCAGGCAAGGGCGTTTCTACTAAGCTTATGAAAGACGAAGTCATTAGTCAGTTTCGTAGTAACTTCATGCAAGACACTTTCCAGAATATGGCCGACGTTAACTTGCCTAAATTGGCAAATGACAGAGCAATACGTAACGGCACTGACCCAGATGAAGAGCTTAAAGAGTATCAAAAAGAGTTTAAATCTACAGGTGAGTATTACTGGTCATTTCCAGACGCTACATTAGCAGCAATGCAAGAAGTCCGTCACAAGCTGTTACTTGCTGGTGGAGGCGCTCTTAATCTGCAAGTTGATGAGATAGGTAGAAACCTACAGAAGATTGCAGACCCTTTAGACGCTTACCTGTTGCTGTACGACAACGGCGACATGGACCCAAGGCTTATTAAGGGCAATAAAGACAACCTCCGTAGAGAGGACATCATTGGCCTTACACCTGCTAATTTTATGGGTTTTGGTGCGCCTGAAGCCGCCCTCGATGACGGCCCAGTCCAAAAGCTTATGGAAGAGCTGTATGAGACTGGCTATGGCAGACGGCCATTCTTCTGTTTAGTAGAAGAGCACAAATATACTAAAGTGCTTTCGCCTAAAGAAGAATATGACCAAAACATGGCATCAAAAGTTGATCCATTCTTAGAGGCAATGAATGATCGTTTAGGCGACATGTCCAACATTAGCTATGCTAATAAAATCATCACAATTGAAGAGCCTGTACGTCTGCTTTTCATTGAATATGGACAGCGCTGTGAACGGGAAGCTTCTGAGCTTGGCATAAACGAAGGCCCACTTAAGACTGAAATGTGTCACCGTTACTTTAAAGCAATGAAGCTAGCAGGTGCTTATGCTTGGATTGACGGAGATGACATTCTTACTGTGGCAAACGCTTATGCAGCAATTAAGCTAACAGAAGAATCCGGTGAAGCTTTTAAAAGAATCACTAAAAAAGATAAGCCTTATGCCAAGCTTGCTAAGCACTTGGCCAAAGTGAAGCGCCAGATGACTCACACTGACCTTATAGGCGACTTAGCGTTCTATAAGGGATCATTGAGAGACCGTCAGGAAATGCTGACTTTAGCAATTGATTACGGTTATAGAAACAACATCATTATCAAGAAGGAAACAACGTCTGGTATTGAGTTTTTTACAGGTTCTACAATAGAGCCTACTAATCTTAATCGTATGATTCTCAGTCAAAGCACTGATAAAGCGTATCAGTATCGTAATGAAATTGCTCCTTGGAACAGTTTACATACGCTGACTCAGCTCAATGGACATCATTGGTGTGCTCACCATTTCAATGATAACCACAGATGTATAGATAAGGCCATCCCTGGCTTTAACATGCTTGTACTTGACGTAGATAAGGACGTTCTACTAAGCACCGCTAAGATGTTGTTAGAGGGCTATCAAGCATTGTTCTATACAACTAAAAGCCATCGGGCTATTAAAGATGGTGTGCTGCAAGGAGACCGCTTCCGTATTCTATTGCCTATGAATTACACCCTAAAACTGACTCCAAAAGAGCATAAAAGGTTTTGGGATAATGTATTCAATTGGCTTCCATTTGAAGTAGATCATGCTTCGGCTGGTATAGAACGTAAGTGGGAATCTTTCCCAGGCTCCTTTGAGTACACAGAAGGGAAGCTAGTTGATGTACTGCCGTTCATTCCTCAGACAACTAAGAATGCTGAGTATCAAGCAGCGCTTCTAACACTTGACGGTGTTGAAGCCCTTGAGCGTTGGTTTATAGCCAACACGGATGACGGTGATCGCAACGTAATGCTACACCGCTACGCAATGTCACTTTTTGACGGTGGTTTTGATATAGGCACGATTGCAGATCGTACCTTTGCTTTAAATTCAAAACTTGCCGAACCAATCGAAGACTTTGAACAAGAATTAGCAAACACCATCATGGTCACTATTGCTAAAGCTTTTGATAAGCGAGACGAGCAAAAAGTAGCAGCTGCTTAATTGGTGCCTCCGGCACCTTTGGTGCAAACCATAAAAAGTTTGTTTTAGGGACCAAATGGTATGTACATGCCCCCTTACGCTATTGAAGTAATTTTCGGTAGCATAAGGAAATTTGGTTTTTTTCTTAATCTCCTAAATAAAAGAGGCTATTTAAAATATGGCTACTATAAATGACCACCTAGTACTGATTGGTGGGAAATCCGCCACAGGAAAATCAGTGTCCCTTATGAATATAAAGGACCCTGAAGGTGTATTGTATTTGAACTGCGAATCAGGAAAGCGTTTACCGTTTCCTGCTAAGTTTGAGCAACATACAATTACCGAACCAACGCAAGTATTTGAAGCGTTTGCTTATGCAGAAACCAACGATAAGATTCATACCATAGCAGTTGATTCTCTTACGTATCTTTTAGATATGTACGAGTCTCTGCATGTGCTGACATCAGCCAACGGTATGAAAGCTTGGGGTGAATTTGCACAATACTTTAAAAGACTAATGCAACAAGAAGTCGCTAAGTCAACCAAGAGTGTAATCTTCACTGCTCATACAGCTGACGTTTACAACGAGACAGAAATGGTAATGGAAACCAAAGTTCCAGTGAAAGGCTCACTGAAGAATAATGGTATTGAATCCTACTATTCCTGCATTCTATCAACCAAGAAACTGCCTATCAAAGCGTTAGAAGGTTACAAGAACGATTTGCTAATCATCACAGACGAAGAAGCAGCGCTTGGACTCAAGTATGTATTCCAAACACGAGTCACTACAGCCACCGTAAACGAACGTATGCGTGGGCCAATGGGACTCTGGTCTGTTCAGGAAACCTACATTGATAATGATACGCAGAAAGTCTTGGATCGTCTTAATACTTATTATGGCAAAGCCACAAAGAAGGCTGCGGCATGACTGAAGATGGCGATTATGACTATGGCGAAATGGTACGACTCCTGGCTAAGTCAGGTGACGATATCCTCAAAGAACTAACACCTCATGATTATAGGCTTCTAGCCACTGGCGTTTTTAACGCTGTCATGTGCGGTGAGCGAATTGATGATATCAAAAAACAAGTCGTGTACCAAAAAGACCAAGGTATATCCCTACCTAAATACGGCCCATTGCCAGAAGGATTAACTGCAGAAAAAATGCATTTATTCCACATGGCTATTGGCATATTTGGGGAAGCGGCAGAGTTACTCAATGCTGTCTTTGGACACGTTGACAATAACGAAGAGCTGGACATGGTAAACGTTGTAGAAGAACTCGGTGACATTGAGTTCTTTATGGAAGGTTTCCGCCAAGGGATTAACAAAACTAGAGCTAGCCTTTTGCAAGCTAATATTACTAAACTAGGCCAACGCTACGAAGGATTTAAATATTCTGACTTGCAGGCCCAAAACCGGGCAGATAAGCCCAAGGACGACTAAATGTCATTTGGAAATTTAACAGAAGATGCATCCATCGCAGCTGAGAAAGATACAGTAGGCGGAGGTAATTTTGGACCATTAGAGTCTGGCGTTTACCGTAACATGAAAATTGTTATGGCTTACACTCAGATGTCTAAAGGCGGAGCTATGGGCATTATACTGCACCTGCTTAACCAAGACACCCAAAAAGAGATCAAACAAACTTTATGGGTTCAGTCTGGTACAGCTAAAGGTAGTAAGAACTATTACGAGACTAAGACTGGCGAAAAACGCTATCTCCCAGGTTTCGAGATATTTTCTTCTATTTGTAAGCTAGGCGCTAACTTGCTTCCTTCAGACATGAGTGTAGAAGAGAAGACTGTTTCTCTTTGGTCATACGAAGAGAAGAAAGAAGTGCCTACTCAGGTAGACGTAATTATGCCTTTATTGGGTAAGTGCATCACACTGGGTGTTGTTAAGCAGACCGTAGATAAGACTATTAATGTTAATGGTCCTAACGAGACGCCTAACTACCAGCCTACTGGTGAAACCCGTGATGAGAACGAAATCAAAAAAGTATTTCGTGCTGAAGACGGTATGACAGTAGCAGAAGCATCTGCTGAAGCTACAGAAGCAGTCTTTATCAACACTTGGGCTGATAAGAACACTGGTGTAACTGTAGACAGGTCTACTAAGGTTGCAGCACCTGGAGCCGGAGCAGCACCTAGCGCTTCTGGCTCTATAGCTTTTGGAGCTGCAGCAGGTTCACCAGACGCTAAGCCAAGCGCACCTATTTTCGGTGCAGGTTAAGCAAGAGCTAGCTGTACTTGGTATTGATCCTGGGAGTAGCGGGGCGTATTGCCTCCTATTCCCAGCAAGCCGTGATGTGATCTTTAAACCAACTTCAAATGACCCTGTAGATACTTACGCATGGTTAGAGTGCATAAAGAATAATAATAATTTAGCTATATGCATGATTGAAGAAGTACACGCTATCCAAGGCTCATCAGCTAAGGCAACCTTTAATTTTGGTGGTAATGTCAGAGAGGTCAACTTAATCCCACGATTGGTACAGATTCCTATTGATAAAGTGAGACCCAAAGAATGGCAGAAGTTTATTGGCTTAGTTACGCCAACACATCTGTCAGGACCGGCTAATGCCAGTAAGCGTAAAACGTATATAAAAAAAGAGGTAGCGACAATAGCCTCACGCTTATATCCCACAGCAGAATTGAAAGGCCCCAAAGGGGGGTTACTTGATGGACGATCTGATGCACTTATGATCGCCCATTACGCAGCCCGTACATTAAATTTTGAATGAGGCAAGTAATGCAGATTCAAATAAAGCAAGACGAGCTGGAGACAGCTATAAAAAACTATCTGAAGTTACAGGGGCTAGAACGCCCTGTAGTTTCAGTAGTCTTCACTCAGGCACGTAGCCAGGGTGGAAGAATAACGACCGACATTGTACTAGGAGAAGTTAGTGAATATATTCCTACTGATAATTTATCAGACGTTGTTCAATCTAGTGGAAGCAATACTGCTTCCCAAAGCTCAACTGTTTCTGGGCAGGCAAGTAAGCCTGTTAAAGAAGAGGTATCTGTAGGTAGTCTAATAGCGAACATATTAGACGAAGAGATACCATCAGTGAGCAAACCCCTCTTCGGAGGTTAAATGAAACAACTTAAACGAGGCTTACAAATAGTAGCTTCTGTAATGGGAGGCATCCTTTCAGTAGGTATGCTTGCAGCCGTAATCTTTTACGGTGGAATAGTATTTGCAGCCCTGGGTTTTTTAGCAGGTGCTGCAGCTATAGTTACTGTTGTTTCATTAGGAATCTATGAAGCCTTTACAATAGGCGATTCCAATAAGTGATCTAAGCCCCTTAACGGGGGCTTTTTTTTTATATTATCCCCATTTTCTCAAGTAGGCGAAAAGAACCAATATCGCCTACTGCTTCAGGTAACTCAAACATACCTGAGCGAAGATTCACTGGCAGTCCTTGTACAATAGACGATTGGAAAATCGTCTGTATCTCAGCAAGATCGCCTAATAGTAAAGTAACAAACGCTTTACTTGGGTTATTTTTTACTGCACTAAACAAGGCAGTTTGTATTCGCATATAATATTTAGTGAACGGAACAATACCTAAATCATTAATTGCCTGAAGCTCCCTACTAGTAGGTAGATCATAATTTACAAAAGCGCCCCTAGCAGTACGCATCGCCATTTCTGCACTCATTGGGTCTACTTTACGATTTTGTAAAGTCTGAGACAAAGCATAACGAGCTGTAAAATCAGACATAACTGTGAGTTTATTTAACACTTTGTAGCCAGTTGTACCATGAGTCATTAATACAGTTTTAGCACCTGACATAACTTTATCAGGAACCCACGCTGTCTTCTTTTTGACCCATTGATCTATAGAACTATCAAAACCATTCTGATCTACTTCAGTATCAATATCTTCTACAATAGTCTGATACATACCCGCTTCCATTAACTGGAGTATCGGATTAATATTCATTTGGTCTTTTAGTATTTCCATCTCAGTTTCGATACTACTGCGCTTTGCAGCACTTAAAGTAGAATACTTAAGTTGATACTCTAACTGCTTACGCTGGCTTTCATCTTTCATAAATTTACGGGTTTGATGTACTGCTTTTGCTCTTAATGTAACTTGAGCAATTGGCCCTACACCGTGAAGCAAAAGCATTGACGTGTTAGATATTTCGTTACCCACCCACGTTGTAACACTCTTAATAACACGAGCATCTTTTACCCACTTAACCAGTTCTTCCCAAAAAAGTTGCGCCCTCAATACTTTGTGAGCAGCTTTCTCTTCTCCCAGTAATTTTGTCAAAGCTGGGACCATAATCTTCTCAGCCAGATTCCTATCAATAGGATTCTTCTCAAACATACTTTGAAAACTTACCTTTTTATAACCAAAAGCGTAATCTAACAGGTCTTTACGAACGACCATTTTTTCGCTTCCCCAAACCTTCTTAGCAGCCCTCTTTGTTTCTTCGGGTAGCAAGCGGAAACGCTCTCTAATATGAGGGTCATCGCTTGTTGCACTTATTTCAATGAATGCATCTGGGTTCCTTGCATATTCAGCCTGCTCCATATCTTTTAGCAGTTGAATACCCGCCTCGTTTTGAGCACGTTGTTTAGTTTTACCAACAGCAGCTCCAGCCATACCCCCTATTACTTTATTAATTCTGTTCTCACGTTCAAGCACATTATCTTTTGTATAATTACTAGCCATATAGCGGTATTCAGACGCTTTACCTGCCATGTTTAATACAGGAGAAGTAAACGTTTCTTTGACGTTAGCCGGGTTCCAGTTAGGATCAGGCAAAAACATTGACGCATTAGCATCTTGCTTAGCTTTAGTAATCTTAGCAACTGTCCCGTAAGCAGAATAGTTTGGA